ATGCGCACCACCGCCCGCCGGCAGGTCATGTGCGACAGGTGCAGCGCGCGCCCCATCTTCCTGTATGACGCGAACTCCGCGTACAGCAGGAGCATCCGCCGGTCGGCCTCCGGCAGCGCGGCCACCACCTCCTTCAGCACCGACACCCTCTCCGGGTCGGGGTCGAACACCGTCCCGTCCGGGCGGTAGTCCTCGCGGATGTCCGTCACCACCTCCTGCAGTGTCCTCCCGTCCCTACGCATCCGGCCAGTCGCTCAGGCCTATCCGGGAGCACAGGCTCCGGAAACGGCGATACACATAATGGAACGGGCTACTCGCGCTCCGGTACTGGTTGAGCACGATGCGGGCGATGAAGTTCTCCAGCTGCCCGCAGTCGCGCAAGTCGTTGAGGCGCGCGGCGTCATAGGTGAGGATGACCTCGTACACCAGCTGCGACAGGTCGGCGAGGTCGTCGCACATCGGGCGGTGGGCTATCCTGCACACCACCGCCTCGACCGTGCGGGCCTCCGCCAGCTCCCCCGCTATGTCCGCTGCGCTCATCATGTCAGCAGGCGTCTATACGGATGACCTTCGACACCGTGCCCGCATAGCCGCGCCTCTTCAGCTCGGCCGTGAGCTCCGTGTCCGTGAACGTGTCCAGGCCGCGCCCCACGGCGCCTTCCTCCAGCAGCCCGGACTCGGAGCGCAGGGCGGCCACCGCCGACACGGCGTCATCCACATCTGCGGCGAGGGACTTCTGCGCCGCATCAAGACATCCCAGGGCATCCCGAAGCCCGGCGACCTCCCGGCGGAAATCCTCCAGGGCGTTCTTCATCGCCAGCATGCGCTCCCCGCTCCTCTCGTCCACGGCGCGGCGAATCTCGTCCTCTATGTCGGAGATGCGCTCCCGCTCCACGGGTTCCAGGATCTCGAACGCCTCCCCCTTCCACTCCTTCGGGGCGAGGCGCGTCCCGTCCTCCTTCACGATGCCCCCGAACGAGTCCACGGTATAGGTGACGATGCTCCCGTCCACCTCGATGCCGACGGTGTCCCCGACGGCGATGCTGTTGTACTTGCGGTCAAGCTTCCCGATGACCGTCCCCATTTTCATTCTTCCCATTTCCTGAAATTTTAATGTTGATTATCGTTTTTCCGTTTTCCGTCACTCCGGAGGCTGTCGTCGTCCTCCGGGTCAATCTCGACCCTGTTGCTGATGAACAGCAGGCCGGACACCGTGGCCACCGCCAGCAGCGCCATTATCACCGCGAAGCAGATCATGCCTTGTCCACCCACCACCTGTAATACTCCGGAGCTTCTTGAGCTGAGCCTACGAGATGCTTCGTGTCATCGTTGTAGGGGATACAATAATGCCACGCAGTAGAAAGAGTGACATTTCGGTACGCGCCTCCCTCTCTTAAACGTTCAAAGAAGTCACAGCCCCAGTCGTCGTCATCCTCATCCCGCACCAGCACCATGTCAAACGGCTGGAACGTTTTCGGGTCAAAGCGCTCCACTTTCGGCTTCGGGCACTCCCAGTTGTCCCAGTCGCGGTTGTCCTTAGATGGGAATAGCATGCACTCCTCCGAGGAGTCGAAATAATGGCCGTGCTTGTCGAAATAGGTACGCCCCATTTCGTCACATCTGATGACGACACACTCATCAGGATAGGTGGTTTCCATGTCTTCACCAAGTGCTACAAACTCGCACTCTCCGAACAGCGGAGACCACAACATCGTCCCTTTCGGACACCCCGCGAGCTTCTCGCAGAGATTCAATGTTTTGTTTTCTTTTTCCATTTCTTTCATTTCTTAAAAATGTTCGTACCCGGCGAGGGGCTTCCACCCTCCTGTCCGCTAATCACATTATGAAGACCACTGCCGTAAATCCGGCGTTCCGGGCATCCGCGCCTCACGGCGCGACTATTCTATTGGTTTGCATTCGGTGTCGGGGCGATAACGGAAGTCCAACCAGAGAGAGGCGAACTGTTTTCCAGCATACAAGGCGAGTTCCCTGGTCTTAAAGCAAAGGCGAGAGCCCGTATACGAGTGGATGCAGTACGCGCCCACACCGACGAAGCAACCATACGCACCGTTATACACGCTACCGTCAAGCAGAACGCCACGCTCTCGTTTGGTGTCTTCGGATAGGGGTAGGTCGTTCCAATCCTCTTCATTGTATAGTTCGAACCAAGGATAATACCTGTTTTCGTTGCCTATGAACTGCGGCATCCAACCCTCGTTCAATGCCGCTATGATGATACGAAGTTTGAGGTATGCGACAATATCAGATACCGCATCACCGCCCTCAAAAAGGAAATTATCGTACATCTCTCGAAAGTGTATGCATAAAGGGTGCGCCTCTCCGAGTTCCGCGACAGCGTCCTCAAAGGTTTTCACTCTCTCCGTCACTGGGCGGAGGTCTTCTTTTTTGTTTTTAGCCAGCGCCAGCACGCCGTCCACCCATTCTGCCTTGCAGCCTTTCGGGATTTCAATTTCTATTTTCATATTATTTATAAATTAAGTCTCGGCGGCTCCCGGGGAGTCGAACCCCGGGGAGGTTGTCCGGCACCTGCTTGCTACAGATAGCGCCGTGCCCCCGTCAACCCGGACGGGCCGCTTGCGTATAACAAACAAATAAACCATTCCTCCGGACTTCACAGCCGGGAGTTGGCGGGCGGGAGGGGAGTCGAACCCCTGTCCTGCGTTTGCGCCGCGAACCGCGCGGCCATTCCCGCCCTCCTGTTATCAAGGCTCCGCCATTGTCGTGTCAAACAAATCGAGCTGCGCGCCGCGTTGCGCCTTGCCGAGGATGAAGTCGTGGATGAAATTCCGGGCGTAGTCCGGGGAAATCATCGAGCGGTCTTCGGAGCACAAGCCCGCGTGCGGGGCGCTCTTGCAGTCAGATACACGCTTCACCTTCTTGTCCTTCTGGATGGTCAGACCATGAGTCGGCGCGCAGTTGATGAACCAGTAGGCGGTCGGCTTTACGAAGAAGTCCCCGCGCAAAGACCTGTCGTTGTCCACGACGCTCGGCGGCAGGATGAAATTGTTGGACAGGTAAGAACTCGTCCACGGGTTCTCCATTATCAACCGCAGCCCCCTTGTCTTCGCCACCGTGAGCATCTTTATCGCCAGGGAGAAGAACCGCAGGCGGTTTTCAGCCCTTTCGAGCGTCCGGCGCGTCCGTTCCTCATAGGGCAGCCCCCTATAATTGACATTATCCCAAAACATCGAGACTTGTGACATGGAGCAGAAATATATGCAGGGGAAAAACGCCATAATCAAATCGTCTTTCGTTATGCTGTCAAACACACTTTGCCCCCCCCTGTATGCGGTTTCTATCTCATTGAACAGGTCAACCACGTGGTCGGTCTGCCCGAAGTTGTCCTGTATGTCGTAATCGAACGCGGGGATTCCGAGCTTGACAAACTCGTTCTTGAAAGTCCCCGACTGCTCGAAGAAGCAGTGTGCCGAGCCTTTGAGTTCCATCACCTCGCCCTCCTCTCGTCAAAGCCGTACACCAGCATCGCCGCGTCCCTCTCGTGCTCGTTCGTCCGCCCCTCCCAGCCGGTGATCCGGCGGAAGGCGTCCGCGTCCAGCTTCGTGACGTTGCGCCTCGGCGCTATCGCCTCGTGGCGGATGCCCTTGTCCTTGAGGAACTCCGCCCAGATGGCGCAGTGGGCCTTCACATACCCGGCGCCCTGCGCCCGTCCACGGTTGCGGCGCTCCTCCTGATACCACGGCACCCATGTCCGCTGCCGCGCGTCCTCAAAGCGCACGAGGATGTCCTCCGTCCCCCCGTTCAGGCGGCTCACATAGGAGAGGGCCGCCCAGAGGTGGAACGTGCCGAGCGTCTCGAGGGCCTGCGCCCCGGTGTCCCACACCGCGACCGCGGTGTGGACGCCCGTGTCTATGCCTATCACCTTCATGACGCGTCAGAATGGGAGGTCGTCCTTCGGCTCCGGGTTGAGGTTGCCCTCCTCGTCGAACAGAGGCTTCTGCGCCGCCGGACGGGCCGGTGCTTTCGGCGCCGGGGCAGGGGCAGGGGCAGGGGCAGGGGCAGGGGCCGGAGCCGGGGCCTGCGTCCTGTCCGGGAACACCTGCGCGCTCCGCGGCTGGCCCGACGGCACCCTCTGCCCGTCCTCCTGACGCGAGCTCATCAGCACGACCTCCTGCGCCACTATCTCCGTGACGTACCTCTTCTCCCCGCTTTGGGATGTGTACTCCCGATAACGGATGCTTCCGCGCACCAGGAGCCTGCTCCCCTTCGTCACATACTGCTCGATGATCTCCGCCCTCGGGCTCCACGCCACGACGCGGTGCCAGTCCGTGAGCTCCCCGTCCCGGGTCTTCTGACTCGTCGCGAGGCTGAACTCCGCCACCTTGTTCTCGCCTATCTGCCGGACGTTCGGGTCTCCGCCCACGTTTCCGACCAGCACTACTGAATTGAAACTTGCCATAATTCTTTTCCTTTTATTCTGAAACTTTTGAAACTCCGCTTGAAACTTTCCTGTTCCCGGCGCGCCGCAGTTCAAGCGATATGCGGCGCTCCGCGTTCTGCAACTTCAGATTTCCCCCGGATTCGGCCCGTATTATGGCCAGACTCCGCCTTATGGACTCAAGACGGGCATCGGATAGCATCACTCCGTTCATAGCCGTAAATCCGCCCCTTTTGCGCGGAGGTGGCCGAAGAACATCGACAGCAGCTCCCGCTTGCAGTCCCAGTCCATCATCCCGTCCGTGTCCTGCGCCTTGCCGACGATGCGGAACATCTCCGCCACCGACCCGAACCGCGCGGCCTGCGCCTTGCGGAGGCGGCTCGCCCTGTACGCCTGCTCCACCGCCTCAGCCGTGGGCCTCAGCACCCCCGCCCGCATCAGGCGGTCGCACACCATTGCCGCGAACCCGTTGGTGACTATGTCCAGGCGCCCCTCGCGCTTGTAGTCCTCCCACGCCTGGAGGGCCGACTCCCGCTCCGCCCTCTCGTTCGCCTCCGCCCGCATCTCCGGCGTCATCAGCTCCTCGGGCCTCGGCCCCCTCGACCGCGACAGGCCGAGCATCACGTTCTTGCGTGGCTCGCTCTGGCAGTAGGCGTCCAGCCACCGCAGGCAGTTCGCCGGCGTCGGGCGCGTGTCCCGCCCCCACTCGCCCGCGGCCCCGGACTCTATGGCCAGGGTCACCTCGGCCGCGCACATGCCCGGGAACCGCGTCCGCAGCTTCGGGGTTATGGCCTCCGCGATCCTCTCCGCGTTGGAGTCCAGGTCGTCCGCGACCGTGAAGCCCGACATCACGAGGAGGGAGCGCACGGCCATGTGCACCGCAGTCCTGACCTCGCCGGGCGAAAGCACCGACAACATCCGCGAACCCGTGCGCGCCTGCCGTATCTCAGTCTCAGTGATCATAGCCGCAGTCCTCCCCGTCCTGCATGCCCCCGAGCTCGCAGATCTTCCGCTGGTTCTCCGCGTAGTCGAACGTCAGGTCTATCGCCGGGCGCAGCTTCGGGCGCTCGAACGCCGGGCGCGCCTTCGCCGCGAACTGCCTGTCCCTGCTTGCCCAGGTGCGCAGCCGCGCGGCCATGTCCCAGGTCTTCTCCCCCTGCCACCGCAGCAGCTTGCGCCCGACCGGGTTCGTGTACGGCTCCGTCCAGTAGTCGCAGAAGGCGTCCATCATCTCCTTCGTGTAGGTGGCGCCGCCCTCGGCCTCGGCCCTCTCGCGGAACTCCCGCTTGGCGTCAGCCACCAGCTCCTCACGCGTGCGCGCACCCGCGATAGATTGATTGCTTTTATATATATCTTTATTATTATCTTTTATATAAGGATGTACCCCGTTTCGGGGTAGGGTATCACCCCCGTTTCGGGGTAGGGTCACCCCCGTTTCGGGACCACCCCCGTTTCGGGGTAGGTCATGCGGGACAACGGCCATATAGCCACATCTCGTCACACCGTTCATCACAAATGTCCGTTTGTTAAGCAAGCCTCGCTCTATTAATTTCGCAAGCCTTTCAGAGCAACGACTGTCAGACGTGTGTATCCACTCCGCAAGCCTCGCAAGGCTGCCCGTAAATTCATTCTTCCCATCCTGACTAAATCCATAGATAAGGGCATAAATGAGTAGATCATGCCCGGATAATTTCAAATCATCCATCATCCACCCAAGGATGACTATAAATCTGTCGCCCTTCATCGTATCTGGATATTTTGGGATTCGACCATCTGGCACCCCTCCGGGCGCTCATCCTCCGGCAGGGCCTTGAGCATCGCCGCGTTGACCTTGAACTCCACGTCCAGCCATGACGGCAGGCTCGCACGGAACGCCTGGAGGCGCTCGAGGTACGGCCCCAGCAGCATCACCTCGTCCGTCGCCACTCTCTTGGTGGTGGTGTAGTAGACGCTGTGGAGCTTGCCGCTCTTCGCGCCGCCCAGACGCGTCACCTCCGCGAGCCTCATCGCCTCGTCGAAGTTCTGCTTCCAGAAGTCCACGGAGCGCCCCAGGCGGTTGACGCGCGCCATGCAGCGGTCGAGCACCCGCTTCTGCTCCTCCTTGACGGCCTTGACCTCCGCCTCCGCCACCTTCTTCTGCGCCGCCTTGTTCAGCGCGATCTCCGCGTAGGCGTCCGAGTTGTCCACCATCTCCCGGAGGCAGTCCTCCTTCAGTGCCTGGAGCTCCGCGAGCGCCCGCTCCCGTTCCTCGGTGTCGGCGGTCACCTCGCCCCCGTTCTCGTCATACATCTGCTCCAGCTCGTCGGCCAGAGCGTCGGCGCGCTCGCTCATCTCCGCGAAGCGCCCGGAAAGTGTGTAAAAATTCTCCATTGTCATTGTCCTTTTCTCGCTGCCTGCCCGGCCGCGGCGGCGGCCACCCTGCTGAACGTGTCAGGGCTGTCCCACTGGTAGCCGTTCCACAGCTGGTTATATTTTTCCTGATTGAACTCCCCCGTGGCCGGATTGAAGTGCGGAGCCAGCCAGTCCACGAGGCTCTGGAGCTGCCCGGCCTCCAGCATCTCCGCCGTCACCGACGGCTTCGTCTTCCGATCCGGCATCCGCTTCACCGGCTTCTCCTGCCCGGCCTTCGGACTCTCGGCCGCGGCGGCGCCGCCGCCCGGGTTGTACTTCGTGCGGTCGCTGCTCCAGTAGATGTCCGCCGCCATGCCCAGCTTCTTGCAGGCCACGCTCAGCGCGTCCGTCTCCGCCATCTTGAAGGCCTCGTCGTTGATGCCGTCACCCTGCCCCTTGCCGCACTGCTTGCTCCCGCCGACGCCCTCGATGGGTTCGGTCCATTCGCCGTTGATGCGCACGCGGAGCTCCAGGCGTACCCACGCCACGCTCTCCCCGTTGTCGCGCTCCACCCAGTGCTCGGTGATGCGGGTCGTCCACCCGTATCCGCACGGGCCGAACTGCGCCGTGAGCATCTTGATGCGCCACATCGGGTTGATGTCCGTCTTGCCCTTGAGCTTGCCGGCCGCTATCGGGCGCTGCGCCTCCTTCGGGCACGCCGCCCAGTTGTTGTAAAATTCAAGATTGTTCATAAGAGCGAGAGTTTTTTGTCGTTGTCTATCCGCGCCTGCCTGTCCTCCGCGTTCATCCGCAGGATCTCGTCGTGCAGGCGTCTCCCGAGGCCGCCGTCGAACATCCCCCAGGACGCCGCACGCCACACCAGCGTCTGGTCGTAGGCCCTGTCCCCCTCCGGCAGGAAGGTGACCGCTATCGCCATCTCCCACTGGTCAGGCGTGTGGGTGTTGTTGACCGTGTAGCCGCGTATGCGGCCCCGCTCCCAGAGGTTCATCGCCTCCATCTCCATCTGATGGAGTTCGAGGGTGTATTTGTTTTTTATCGCTATTTCCATATCTTTATGTCCCTATCGTGTAAAAGTTCTAATACTTTCCACGGTTATTGTTTATCCGGCGTCGCCGGCCGTGAGGCCTGCGGCGCTTCATTCGTCTTCTCGTGCGCCGCCCAGAGGGCCACCGCCAGGGGCATCGCCCACACGCGGCCGGAGAATGTCAACAGGAGCGCGCCCGCGCATCCCAGGAGCGTCAAGATTTTCAGTAGCATAACCTCCACCAGTTTATCAGATCCTGGCCGAGCCATACCCTGCGGCCGTTCGCCTTCCGCACCCTGTACGGGAGCCGCCCCGCGTCCGTGCGGTTGGACGCCTTCGTGACGGTGGACTTGTTCACCCCGAGGATGGCGGCGGCCTCGCTCAGCGTGTACAGGCCAGTCCGCTCGCATACGGGTTCCGTGCTTGTCATTCCGCACCCCCTTCGGCCTCCGGGGCCGCGTTCCTCCTGTTCCTCGGGGCCAGCGCCCCGATGCTTATCAGCGCGCGGCGGACGCCGGCGGCCGAGTGCAGGCCGCCGCATCCCCTGCGGGCCATCTCGAGGAGCACCTGCTGCGTGGTGCTCCCCGGGTACTGCCGGAGCAGCTCCTCGAACTGCTCTCTCAGGCGGAGGTCGCGCTGCCTGCGCGCCCTCTGCGCATAAGTCATCAACGGTACTCGTTCCATTCCCAAAATTTTTTTACTGCTCGATGCTCGTGTCGAGTACTGTCTGGAGCATAGCGCGGTACTCCTCCCCCTCTTTGCTTTCATCTTTCAGCATCTCATCCACGGCTGAAAGAATGTCCTTGATGGCCTCACATTTCACCGCGTACAGACTGAGCACACCCGCAATGCTTCCTCGATGTCCGTAGCTGCATAGACTGGTGTTAGGGCCGGAGTGGAGCGCCACAATCAGCGCCGAGTTTTCGTGCTGCTCGGCAAAGGTTTTTAGAATCCGGATGGCCTTATTGGCCTCTTTTACGGTGATGGTTTTCTTCTCTTCCATTGTGTTCTGTGTTTCCATTTCTTTGATTCTTAAAAATTTTACTATTTTTGCAATCGCTTTTGTGTTGCTTTCGACTACAAAGATAGTATAGATTTTAGCAAATCCAGAATTTATTTAGCAAAAATGACGAAAAAAGTAAAATTGCCGATTACGCAAGCAGAAGAGATGCGCAAGTATTTTGCGCTTAATAATATAAAGAACAAGGATATCGCGGAGATGCTAAATGTATCCCCCGCCGCCATTAGCAATATGCTTGCAGGGCGCGACTCGATTGGCAAGCAGCGCGCCTTCGCGCTGCATGACGCCTACGGCTTCGACGTCACCTTCCTCCTGACGGGCGTCGGCTCCCTCATCCCGGGGGAGGGCAACGCCTACGCCGCCCCGGAGTCCAAGGCGCCCGAACGCGAGGACGCCCCGGGACTCCCAGCCGGTGCCGTGACTCACGGGTGGCTCGTCGACTTCCCCGCCATGATGTCGCGCCTCGACGACATCGCCCGACGGGTCGCCGCCATCCAGGACGACATCCGGGAGTTCCGCCGCGACCAGGGCGGAGGAGACCCGGAGAAGGAGCGACTGTGGGAGCTCGTGGGCCGGCTCACCCGGGCCGGGGACGCCGCCTCCGGAAAGGACGCGGACGGGGGAAAATCCGAGAAAGACTGAACGCAGACTGCCGACCCTCAACGGGCAAAACAAGTAAAATGGTGACATGCTGATATTTACAAGGGAACGCAATCGGTTGTTTATGAACGAGACTTGTCTGCGGGGTATTTCCGCATTTCACGCGCCCAGACGGCCACATCCCGGCCGGAGGCGCAATCGGGATGAGTGCGCAAAGGTGCGCGGAGTGTGTGGCCAATTCCGCAAAGGGCCGAAAAACTGAACCGAAAATGAACGAAAAATGATACACATCTCGCTCTACTATGACGGCCGGCGGCTGGACGCCAACGGCTGCGGGCGCGTGCGCCTGATGATTAACAACCACTCCCGCACCGCGCTCCTGGACACGGGCGTGAAGGTCGCCCCCGACCAGTGGCACGCCCCCTCCCGGAAGATAGTCCGCCACCCGCAGCGCGGCAACCTCAACGCCTGGCTCGGCAAGCTGCTCATCGCCGCCGAGGACAGGGCGCGGGAGCTGGCCCTTTCGGGGGCCGCGCAGTCCATGTCCGTGACAGACATCGCCGGCGACTTCCGGGCGCGCCTGTGGGGCTCCGGCGACACGGCCGCCGCGCACCCGTTCCGCGAATACGCCGACCGGTTCGTCGCCGGCAAGAAAGGGGCGACGGCCGCGAACTACAGGACGATGCTCAACCGCCTCTATCGCTACGACCCCAAGGCGGCGGAGCGCGACATCGGCGCCTTCACCCCGCAGTGGGCGCGCCGGCTCGACAGCTGGGTGACGGAGGAGTACTCCCCGACCACCCGCAACACGTTCCTCGTCAGCATCTCGGCGATATTCCTCCAGGCGCAGCGCGACGGCCTCGTCAGTTCCAACCCCCTCGCGGCGCTCAAGCGGAAGACCGTCCAGACGCGCAAGCGCTCCCTCTCCCGGGAGCAGTTCCGCAAGCTCTGGAACGCCGAACCGTGCGGACGGGGGGAGACCCTCGCCCTCGACCTCTTCAAGGCGTCGTTCCTGATGATCGCAGCCAACCCCGTGGACATCTCCCGGATGACGGAGAAATCCATCGTCAACGGGCGCATCGAGTACGACCGCGCCAAGACCGGCAAACACTACTCCGTCGCGGTCGTGCCGGAACTCTCCGCCGTCCTGGAGCCGTACCGCAAGCGGGGCGCGCTCTTCGCGCCGCTCCATAAAGTCCAGTACACCGGCACGGCGAATTACCTCAATGTCCACCTCCGGCAGCTTGCGGAACGCCTCGGCCTCCCCCCGGTGACCTTCTACTGGGCGCGCCACTCCTGGGCGAGCTTCGCCGCCGAGCTGGACATCCCCGTGGAGGTCATCAGCTCCGCCCTCGGTCACAGTCACGGATCCGCCGTCACCCTCGTCTATATCGCCATCGACCTGCGCAAGGTCGACCGGGCGCACCGGCAGGTCATCGATTACGCGCTCGGGGACAAATGACAAAGCCCCGGCATCGCTGCCGGGGCACAAAACAAAGGTGTGGAAATGCTGAGCGACAATGCGCCCAGATGCCGTCTATTTATTTTTGAATTATACAAACTTTTTTCAAGAAAATGCATCTTTTTTCATGAAAAAGGGAGAGGCGTGCGCCCCTCCCCGTTGGAACAATGAACAAATCCGCCGTCAGGCGAACTTGACCTTTGAGAGGCGGTCGCAGAACCCCTTGACCCCCTCCTCTATCTTGCGCGCGGTCGCTGCTGAAGGATGCCTGTAGCCGCTGACGTAGTGCCCGAGCTGCTTCTGGTTCACACCCGTGAGGCGCGAAAGCCCGGCGAGGGTGAACACGTTCGCGAACTCCTGCAAAAATGAGGGCACGTCATAGACGAACTCGAACTCCGCCTCCGGAAATTCTCGCCCCTCTTCCGCGAACACCCTGCGGATGTCGTCATAGCCTCCAAGAAATACCTGCCTTGCCTCCTCGATCGTTGCCCCCGTCCCCGTCACCAGATAAGGGAGCGTGTCGTCAGACGAGTAGATGCTGAATCGCCCGTCTCTGCCTTTTTCAATGATTGCCTTTACTTTCCTTGTTTCCATCTTCTTTCCTTTTTTTAAGCGTGCGGGGCTATTTCAACCCCGCCGCTTTCATGATTGAGTTAAGTGTTCCGGTCGCTACTTCTTCCGAGCCGTGGTGGCTTGTCGTGAAGTATTTGCCCGTTCGCGGCGAATACCATAGCGGATGCCCTGCCCGTTCCTTTTCGGTGTCGTAGCATCCGGCGTCCCGGAGCTTCTTGTGCAGTTCTTTGTACTTCATTTTTGTTCATTGTTTCCACATACAAAGATAGTAATTTTTCTAACAACTGCAAAATTTTTCTGACTTTTCGCAAAAAATCGCCGCCCGGAGGGGCGGCGAAACCATTGAGCCGTGCAGGCCGTCAGAACGACCACCGGACGCCGGCGGTGACCCCCACGCCGAAGCGCGGCGCGCCCCCGACATCAACCAGGAACGACGGGCCGGCGGCGATGCCGAACCCGAGGCGGGACGCCCTCTCGACCTGCGTCACCGTGACCACCTGCGTGGCCGTCCGCCGGTAGATGTCGAGGACTTCGAGCCGGGGGTCGTAGCCCGACACCACCGCCCTGTAGGTGCTGTCCTCGTACACGCGCTCCGTCCTCGGGACGACCGTGTACACGGTGTCCGTGACCCTCACCGTGTCCCGTACCGGGACGAGCACGAAGTCCTTGACCTCGGAACGCACATAAACGGGCGTACGCAGCCTTATCGTGTCCCGTCTGACCACTTCTACCGTCTTGACCTTTACGGCCTCCTCACGGCCTTTTGTGTGCGAAAAGCGGCCGGCCGCGAAACCCGCGGCGAAAAGGAGCGCGGCCAATGTGGCCGCACCCGCGAAAATGAACCGCTCATTCATAGTAGTCCCAGATGACGTCCTGCGCCTTGCCGGCGTCGCAGTCCGCGTGCACGAATGTCCTGCCGACACCTATCCGCCGGAATCCCGCCGCCAGCAGGCCCGACACGACGCGGAAGCGCGCCGCCGAACTCCCGCAGCGGATGTCCACCGCCTTGCCGGCGCAGTGGGCCGACGTCCCCGTCCTCCCGTGGGACTTCTCCCACTGGACGGGGCGATAGGCCGAGTTGAGCACGAACGGGATGCCGGCCTTGGCGCGTGCGAGGTCGAGCATCGAGACGAGGCGCGCGTCCATGTCCTGGAGCGAGCACGGAGGGGAGCACCGCTCGAACTCCTCCTCCTTGAAGTATACGCTCTCAATCATTTCCGCCCTCCTCCTTGCAGAGCTTGCAGATGCGCTTCAGGCGCTCGTCGTTCGCCGCGTCGACCGGGCACGGGGACGCCGGGTCCTTGAAGCGGTGCGGGCACTTCGCCGCCTGCGCTATCACGTGCGACTTCGCCGCGCTGTCCTCCCTCTCGTCCGCCAGTTCGGCCCGTATCTCCGAGCAGAGTTGCTCTTGCCTGTCCATGACCTCCATGAATCGGTCGTACGGGCTTTTCTTCTTGTCCACCGCCGCCTTGATGACGGCCCACAGTCCGCCCCCTCCAAGGGCGGACAGTGCCGCTGTTATTACCGTAGTCCAGTCCATTGTCAGTCGATGTCCGCGTCGGGGGTCAGTTTCCCGTCAGCAAAAGTGATTTTCACCATCGTCCCGTTGGAGGCCAGCACATAACCGTGTAGTATCCCGGACCCGTTATCACCCCGGAAGCCGAACACGTTGAGGGAGACCACGCGGAAGCCTGTAGCCATGCCTCTAAGGATTATCACCCTATCCGGGGACAATTCTCCTCTTTCGATACTGTATTCTGTCGCGACGCCTGCCTTCGGAAGCGTGCCTACATCGAGGAGGCACGGCGTGTACTTGTCCACATAGTCCTTGATGGCCTTGGTGCCCGGGACGTTCTCGTTGCCCGGCGCGACCGGGATGGTCGTGTCGATGTTGACGAGGTTGGCCTCCGACACATCGACCGTCAGGCCGGTAGAGCCGTTGGTCACCACGACATAGATGTACGCCTTGTTGACATACCCCTGCATGACGACCACGTTCCCCGCGCTGCTATACAGCAGGAGCGTTGCCGTGAAGGCGTCCCCGTCATAGCTCCCGCCGCTCATCGTGAATATGACGCCCCTCTTTGCGTCCACCGCTGCCGCCAGTTCCGCGAACGTGCAGTCCATCGACCACTTGTCACCCGTGCCCAGCGTGAGCGTCAGCGCGAACGGGCCGCCGCCAGCGGACTCCAGTTCGGAGATGACGGTGGCCAAGTCCTTGATGCCGCCGGAAGCGATTTGCTGCGAGGTCTCGACCCCGGTGAAGTTGCCGACTCCCGGGATGTAGTGCTTTCCGTATTGCGTTATGCGGTGGGCATCTTTTCGGACAGTATCAGTTCCAATTCCAACTTCGTGAATGCTGTCTGATTGTCCGGTGTTGCTTTTCCCCTCAGCGTGACCTGCCGCACATCTCGCTATTGTATACCTTCCCTCCGTGTGACAATAGGAGTCGTCCGCATATGTCGCATACCCTTCCGCATGGCTCATCTCCCCCCATGCGGATGAGCCACCCCCTTCCGCATGGCTGAATCTTCCTTTTGCTGTTGTGTTATATCCCTCTGCATGACTTTGCTCTCCAGACGCTGTTGAAGTGCTCGAACTTCCAGCGTTGAAGATTTCAGAATATTGCCCCTCCCCGGCCTTTATGGTCGGCAAGCCCCCGGAGACGGCAAGGTCGCCGGGGCCGAGCAGCGACTTCCCGTTGATGGTCTTGATGTTCGTCCCGGATTCGAGCGCCGCCTGCGGGGTGAACCGGTACAGGGCGACATCGCCGCCGTCCGTCCACTGGAAGACCACGCTGTTGAAGTTGGTCTGCACATCGGCGGCCGCGTCATATCGCGGCGACACGGCGTGCAGCAGCAGCGGCCCGTCGGGCGCGGTATAGCTGTAGCCGACGACACGGAGCACAGATGTCGGAGAGGCGAACTCCGCGTCCGCGTTCTGGATTTTTACCGACACCTCCGCCCCCTTTTCAAGGGCTGCGGCGACCTCGGCCATCGTGCCCCCGAAGAGCTCCTGCGCATCCAGGTCGTAGGTGAGCATAATCGCTGCCGGCGGCAACGCGTCTATGGCGGCCTGCAGGGCCGCGTCCGCCGCCTTGCGGTCTTCCGTCTCCTTGGCGATGGCGTCGGCGTTCACCTTCTCCGCCGCCTGAGCGCGCGTCTTCTCGGCAGCCACCGCGTCGGCGTTCGCCTTGTCCCCCTCCTTGCGGTCGGCGGTCTCCTGCGCCAACGCCGCGGCGGTGGCCTTGTCAGCCGCCTGCAGCGCCGCGATGACGTCGGCCGTCACCCCGGAGTTGAGGGCCGCCCACTGCGCCGCCGTGAAGCTGGAGTTGTTCAGGCGGTACTCGAACCGCCACTCCGCGCCGTCGTAGGTGTACTTGTCATAGCAGGTGTTCCCGGCCTCGTCCTTGTGCACCCAGAAGGCGTAATCGTTCTTGTCCGCCTCCGCCGCCTTCAGCGCCTCAAGGCTCTCGAACGTCCCCCGGAAGGTGGCCGTGGCCGTCGATATGGAGGAATTCACGAACGCCTTGTCCGCAAGCTGGTTCTCCGCGCTCGCCTGCGCCGGTATCTTGGCCTCCACGGCCGTCACCCTGCCGTCGAGGGCGGCGTCCGCGCTCTTCCTCTCGGCGGTCTCCGCGTCAATCCTGTCCCCCAGGGCGGCATCCGCAGCGGTGCGCGCGTCAGCCTCGGCCTTGACGGCCTCCGCCCTGTCGGCTACCTCCTTGGCTATCGCCGCCGCGTTGGCCTGCTCGGCCCTTTCGGCACGCGCCTGCTCGTCGGCCATGGCCTTCTCCCGGGCGGCCTTCTCCTCCGCGTCCGCAGCCTTGCGCTCCCGCGCTTCAGCCGCCACGGCTTCCGTCCTGTCGGCCACCTCCTTGTCGATGCCCTCCTGCAGAAGGGCCTCGGCTATCAGGGCGCGGCTGCGCTCCTCGGCCACCGCGTCCGCTATCCACTCCCGGACCGACGCGCCGAACGGCACGTCCACCGCCCTCACCAGCCACTGCCCGCCGCCCCAGACGAGCCACGACAGCTCCGTCACGGACACGCCCCCGCAGTGGCGGTAGACCCCGGCCTCCGAGGCCAGCCACGCGAACCGCTGGTCAGGCTCCCCCGGGTCGTCGTCAGGCCCGAGCACGCCGGCCACCTGGTAGCCCGCCCCGAGGCTCCTGACCATAGCCTCAAGGACATCGTGCAGCGTCTGGCCGGTGATTTCCCTCCGGCCGTTCGCCCTTATGCGGTCGTCAATGGCCGCGATTAACTTCGAGTAGTTCATATCGTCGTAATTGTTATGAATTTTCCGCGCACACAGTGCTCTGAGCAGCTCCGATATACACATTTGCAAACACGCCGGCGCACTCGTCGGCAAATCTTTGGTTAAACGTCTGATAGGTGACGGAGTTCGCGATGAAGAGCCGCCCGTCACCTTCCACGGCCCTCAGGATGTCGGCGAGGGTGTCCACCCCGACCGACTGAATCTCCAGCTCGTTCGCGCGGTCGGCCGTCAGCCTGTCCACGTAGAAGAGCGTGAACGCGTAGGTGACCAGCGGGCTCCCCGCCTGCTGGACGTGCATCCCCTGCGTCCACCCGAACACACCGTACCGCGCCGCCGGCATCGCCGACAGGCGGAAGATGTCCTGCGGCACCACCGTCTCCACGGACGGCTGCGCCAGCGCCGCGCCCTCCAGCGCGGCCACCACCTCACGGAGCGTCATCTCCTGCGCCCTCCCCGGCGCTTGCCCCTCGGGCCTCCGAGCCATACCCCGCACGTGGCGGCGCTCCGCAGGTTCGAGCCGATGCGCGCGCACTGCGCCTCCGTGAGCTCCGGGAACTTCTCCCGACGCTCGAGGAGCCAGTTCTGCAGGTCGAGGCAGCACCCGTCCGCCTTCGCCTGCCAATACGCCTGCGTGCGGCTCAGCTCCTCGACGCTCGCCCCCTGGTGGTTGTCGTCCGTGTCACGCACCACGCCGAAGTTCGCCACCTTGAAGGACACCTTCCACAGCACCTCCACCACGGACGTGTATGCGAGGAAGTACTGGCAGCGCCGCAGCAGGTCGCGGTAATCCGGCTCGCTGCCGTCATACGCCGCCAGGAAGTCGTCATTGAAGTCCCCGTTGAAGTCCGCCCGCACGAGCGTCTTCAGGCGCGCCAGCAGCGCGCCCCCGAGGACGTTGCGCAGCTGCATGTCCTGCGCCTCCCGTATCGCCGGGAGCAGGTACTTGCCGGCGAGGTTGTCGCTGATGCTCGTCACTGACTTCACAAACTTCTCGGAAGTCAGAAGTATCTCCACCTGTGCCGCCATCACCGCACCTCCTTCTCCGTGCCGTAATCCAAAGAGAACGGCGTTATCGTCAGGACGCCCGTCTGGCCGTAGATGCGGTCGTAGGCGTCACAAATCAGCCGCTGCATCGGCCGCACCGCCGTGCGGTTGTACAGGCGGAAGCTCTCCTCGTACTGCTCGTTCGCGAAGCCGTTCCCCTCGGTCGGGATGCCGAACAGGTTCGGGTTCGCCCGGAACGCCGTGAACAGCTGCTGCCGCGAGCGCTCCGAGAGGGCCTTGTAGCGGTCGCCGAAGTCCTCCACCGTCGGGGACTCGATGGTCGTGGCCGTGTCCTTCGAGTTGTTCCAGCTGAAGAGGATACGCCCCGCGTTGGAGTGCCCGCTGAACTTCTCCGTGAACTCGTCCTCGATCTGCTCCTTCATCTCGTCACTCGTTTCGCCGTTGTTGAAATTCACGATCTGCGAGCTCGTGAACCCGTTGTCCAGGGAGTTGAGGTGGAAGTCGTCGATTCCGCGCTCTATCTCCCCGGCCTTGACGGCGGAGGCGAACTTCGGCACAGGATAGACGCGCCGCCGGACCGTCTTCACGAAGACGATGCTCGACGCGTGCAGGCTCCGCCCCTCCTCGTCTAGCGCCGCCCAGTCAAGCGACGGCATGAACACCGGATAGCGCACCGTCTCGTGCGCCGTCCGCTTCTCCCAGTCCTCGCACCACCAGAAGACGGTGTTGTCGCGGTTCGTGCGCAGGCGGCGGACGTCGATGTAGTAGATTTCCGCCGGGCGTCCGTCCCGCCCCCTGATGACCTGGAGCGCGAAGCCGCCGTACATGTTGAGGTCGGTGGCCACGTCACGCAGCTGCTCCTCGATGGTGTCCCCCCGCAGGTTCATCGCCGACGGGGCCAGCCCTCCCCGGAGCTGCATTATCTCGACGCCGTCGCCGACGATGAAGTCCACCGTGCCGTCGATGATGCTCTGGAGCGTCGGCACGGTGTCGTAGAGCTCCGTCAGGTATTCGGGGTACAGGTTGCCGTCCCCCCACTCCACAAGGCCGTCCCGGCCCCGCGCGACCTTCTCCCGGGGAGACATGATCTTCGTCTCCAGATACGGGTCGAGGGCCGCGAAGCTGACCGCCTTGCGCTTGATTTCATTCGTTGCCATATTGTCTGTAAATTATCTCGTTGTCCTCGTTCTCCTGCCGGTCGGCGCCGTAGTCCCCGACCACGGCCACGCCGGTGGCCAGCCTGTCGCCGCCGGCGTCCAGGAGGTCGTATTCCCACTCCCCGTCCGGGCGCTCCCACGCCTTGCGCGTCTCCGGGAGAGACACCCGGAGCGTGTCGGACACCGCCCCGGACGACACCACCTCCACCGTGGCGTCGACCTCCCGGTGGTCGATGCAGCTGCGGAGCCTGAGCCTCGCGGGTGTCCCCGCCCGGCTCTTCATCAGCCGCAGCTCCTGCGGCCCGCTTGTGTTGCTCAGATATATCATCCTGTCGCTTTTACGTGTGTATATGTCCCGCGCCCGTTCCGTAACCGCAAAGGGGCGTCCCGTGAAAGGGGCGCCCCGGAAAAGGAAAAAGAACATGGAAAGAGTGTCAGTCCGTGATGGTCGACAGGTCGACGCCGCCCTCCCCGGTGAGAATCTCGAAAGGCATCTCGAGGGAGGTGTCCTGGAGGGTGATGCTGTACCCGTTGCGGTCGCTCCACGCGGTGCCCGTCTGCCCGTCCCCGGCGGAGGCCATGACTGGCTCGTCCTTGCCGAGGTACCAGAGCAGGCCGTTGGCGTCCTTGACGATGCAGGCCAGCTCGCCCGTGGCGAGGGCGGACATCTCCACGCGCTTCGCCGTCTCCATCCGGTTGAACGGGAGGACGAGGTCGCTCTGGACGTAGGTCACGCCGTTGGGCTTGTCGATGGTGTAGGTCGATGTCAGGCTCCCCGCCTGACGGGCGAAGCTGTAACCCTTGAACTTCGCGGACGCGGCCATGGTGATCGCGCTTATCTTGCCGTCCTTGACGGCCACGGCGGAGACGTCCGCCGCGTTGGCTATGTACACCTCCACGATGCCGCCCATCGATGGGGCGCAGTCGTGGGCGATGCCGCCGAGTGTCTGTGTGCAACTCATGTGTCTGTCTGTTTTATGGCCGGCAGGCAAAAGGGCGGGGCACCGCCCCGCCCCCTGTCCACAAGCCGTGCGTTAAACTTGTCTATGCCGCCGTCTTCGTGTTGAAGACGTGTGAATCGTCAGCGAGCTTGGCCACGTTGGCCGCGATGCTCTCGACGCCCGCCGGGCTGGTCGGTGCCGCCGCGAAGGTGCCGACCACGCAGAGGTCAGGGAACGCCACCTGCACGCCGGAGTTCCAGAGAACCTTCAGGCGGAAGACGTCGTGGTCTTCGGAGTACCACAGGCGGATGTCCTCCTCGTCGCCCTGCATGTCGGTGCCGTAGATGAGGTTGCGGGCGAAAGTGCCGACAATCTTCAACGCCCCCTCAAGGCCGTAGGTCTTGGCGATGCGGCACGCGGTGCCCGGGAGCACGATCTCGGACGGCTCCTCATTCTGAGGGCCGCTGTAGTGGTAGAGGTTCGCGGCCACGAGCTCCAGCGCGAACTGGTCGAAAATCTCCGGGGCCACGAAGATGGTCGCGCCCCTCTTGCGGGCCTCGGCCGGCAGGGCCTTGAACACGGCGATGATGCCGGCGTAGGCTGACGATCCGGCGGCGATGGCCACCTTCTTCGCGGTGCTCTCCCCGGCGAGAATCTTCAGGAGGCCGTCAATCCACTTGAGGTCGGCGTCGCTGGTCTTGGTCTTGTCGCCCTGCCATACGAGCTTCTCGATCTTGTTGTTGAGCACGTCGGTGACGCCCTGCATCACCTCGGCCTCGAACGGGAGGCTCTCCGCGTTGGCGTTGTTGCGCACGAGGTACTCGGCATACTTGCCGATGAGGGTGCGCGGGCATATCTCCATGTTGACCTTGATAGGCGGGGCGTTCAGAAGGCGCTGCGAGAGCTCCACGTCA